TCATCCCGACCGAGCTGATCGACGACATGGTTGCCTGGGGCGACGGGCGGGGCTCGTACATCCGGAACTACGACGCCCGGATCGGCCGCTGGTTGGAGCTGCGGAAGATCACGACCTGGTTTCCGTGGCCGAGCCTGGTCGACCACCGGGACTCGCCGTCCCTCATCGAGGGCCACGACGCCCCCGGTCGCCACGCCTTTCGCTTCCTCGGCCGGGACCGCTCGGCCCTCGAGGTCGATTGGGGCGGCGATGTGATCCACGTGCCGGCCCTGGCCCGCTACGGGCCGGTCAAGCCGGTCAAGCCCCGCTACCGCCGTCGTCCCAAGGAGGACGCGAACATGCCCGCTCCTGTTGTTTCCGGCGACGTGATGATCGCCAAGAAGGACGCCATCGTCCAGACGGCCACCGGCCGGCGCAAGATCCGCCGTGGCGAGACCACGGCGGCCGCCGACTCGTGGATCGTGCTCGCCAAGCCCCACCTGTGGGAGAACCTCGGGATCGACTTCCCCGGCGGCGAGGAGGGGGACGAGGCCGGCCCCACCCCGGTTCCGGTCGAGACGGCCGAGGCGGTCGTCAACGCCGGTGAGACGGTCGTCCCGTCCGAGCCGGCGGCGAAGGACGTGAGGGCCTGGGCGAAGGAACAGGGTCTCGAGGTCCCCGCCCGAGGCCCACTCCCGGACACCATCGTGGCCGCCTTCAAGGCCGCCGCCGCCGAGGAGTAGGACGATGGCCGGCCTCGTCACCATCGCCGAGCTGACCGACCGGCCCGGGTTCGACAACCTCGACTCGACGATCGCCCAGGCCCTCATCGACGACGCTTCGGCCCTCGTGCGTGACGCCGCCTCGCCCCTCCTCGACGACGTCGAGTCGCCGGACACGCCGGCGGCGGTCGTCGCCGTCCTGGTCAACATGATCCGCCGGGGCCTCGACAACCCGAACGGGTACACGCAGGAGGTCCTGGGCGACTACTCCCGCACGGCCGGCACGACGGGCGGCGTCGCCACCCTGTATCTCACGTCCCGGGAGCGGCGGATCGTCCGCCGTGCGGTCGGCAAGCTCGGCGTCGGCTCCCTCGCCCTCACGTCGGACATGCCTCACCAGGTTTCGGACCACTACCACGGGGTCGAGTCGTGATCGGCCACCTGGCCCGGACGCCACTGACCGTTTGGCGGCCCTCGACGACGTCGGACGGCGCCGGCGGCCAGGTGACGACCTACACCCTCGCCGGGCACATTCGGGCGCAGGTGAGCCAGCCGAACGCCGAAGAGCGCATGTTGGCTGCCAAGGCCGGCGCCGAGCTGTCGCATGTCGTCCACGCCGTGGCCGGCGTTGACGTCCGCCGGGGCGATGAGCTGGACGGGCCGGTCCCGTCGCCGCTCCCGGATGGCCACCGGCTCCGGGTCCTGGCCGTGATCGCCAACAGTCGGTCGACCTACACCCGCATCGAGTGTGAGGTCATCCAGACCGAGGGGTCGTGACCATGGGCAAGGTCACCGTGAAGAAGACTGGCCGGGCCGAGTTGTTCGCTCGAGCCAGGAAGGCCGACATCGTCCTCCGGGACGGGTCCGAAGCGGGCGTCGAGGAGACGGCCGAGGCGGTCAAGGGCCGGGCGAGGCGGAACGCCCCCGTCGACACGGGTCTCCTCCACGAGAGCATCGAGTCCCACACCGAGGGCCTCGAGGGCGAGGTCGGTGTCTACGGCGAGGCCGCCGAGTACGCCCCGTACCCGCACTTCGGCACGTCCAAGCAGGAGGCCCAACCCTTCATGCTGACGGCCGTCGAGGAGGAGCGAACGACGCTCACCCGCAAGGTGGCGGCGAAGATCCGGGAGAAGCTCCGGTGAGCGCGGGCTCTGTCGATCAGCCACACTTCGCCGTCCAGAAGGCCATCTTCGAGCGCCTGACCGGCGACGTGCCCCTCATGTCCGACATCACCGGCGTCTACGACGGGACGGCGCCCGAGGGCGTGGCCTACCCCTACGTCATCATCGGCGAGACCATCTCGACGCCCGACAACGCCCACGGCTTCTTTGGTCGGTCGATCGTCACCACCCTGCACGTCTGGTCGAAAGCTCGAGGCCACGGCCAGGGCCTCGGCATCGAGGGCCACATCATCCGGCTACTCGACCATCAGCCCCTCGAGGTCCCCGGGCACACGGTGGTCAGTGTCCGGTACGAGTTCAGCCAGACGCTCATCGACCCGGCCCCGCCGGGCGACATCCGGCACATCCCGATCCGCTTCCGGATCACGACCGGGCAGGAGTAGCCCGGCCCCCTGTTCTCGGCCCCAGCTCGAGCTGGGCGTCGACCGCGGCGCCGTCGCGCCGTCATCCCGCAGCAGGAGCCCTCCTGCTGCCTATCCCGAAGGAGGAATGCCATGGCCGGTATTGATGGCTTTGGTACCGAGCTTCGCCGAGGCGACGGCGCCACGCCCACTGAGGCGTTCACCGCCATCGCCGAGGCGACTTCGATCAGCGGCCCCGGCCTGAGCCGGGAGACCATCGACGTCACGACCCACCAGTCGCCGGACCAGTGGATGGAGTTCATCGGCGGCCTCAAGGATGGTGGCGAGGTCGAGGTCGAGGTCAACTACGACCCCGCCAAGCATGACGAGCTGGTCGCCGACCTCGACGACTCGGCGCCCCGGAACTACGAGATCGCGTGGCCGACCACGCCCGAGACCGTGTGGTCGTTCTCGGCGGTCATGACCGGCTTCGAGCCAGAGGGCCCGTACGACGACAAGCTGACCGCCACGATCACGTTCAAGGTGACGGGGAAGCCGGTCCTCGAGGAGTCCACCTGATGGGCCTCAAAGACCAGATCCTCAGCGCCGAGGACATCCGCCATGAGGACGTCACCGTTCCCGAGTGGGGTGGCGTCAAGGTCCGCATCCGGGGCCTCAACGGTACCCAGCGGGACAGCTTCGAGGCGAAGATGGTGGCCCTCAAGAAGGGCGGTCAGGACGTCGAGCTGCGGCTCGCCGACTTTCGCTCGAAGTTCCTGGTCAAGTGCCTGTACGACCCTGAGACCGACTCCCGGATCTTCGGCGACGGCGACGCCCAGGCCCTCGGCCGCAAGTCCAGCGCCGTCATCGACCGCCTCTTCGAGGTCGCTCAGCGCCTTTCCGGCATGAGCGACGACTCCGTCGAGGAGGCCAAGGGAAACTCGACGCCCGCCCAGAGCGAAGGTTCTACTTCCGCCTAGCCCTCGCTCTCGGCGGGATGACCGTCGAGGAGTTGCTATCCCGGATCAGCTCAGCCGAGCTGACCGAGTGGATGGCGTACGAGGAGATCGTCGGCCCCCTCGACGTCGGCTACCGGGTCGACGTGGTGGCCGGGATCGTCTCCTCGACCATCGCCAACGTCAACCGTGGGAAGAAGGGCCGCCGGTTCAAGCCGGACGACTTCACGCCAAGTTGGGGTGGTCGTAACCGTCGCCGACGCCCCCAAACCCCGGAAGAACAGTTGGCCGTCGTCCGGGGAATCAACGCCGCCCTGGGCGGGACCGTCCGCAAGCGGGAGGAGGCGTAGCCATGGGAATGACTCTCGCCGAGCTGATGGTCAAGGTCGGGGTCGACCTGGAGAATCGCGGTATCGCGAAGGCAGCCCGGAAGATCGACGGCGACTTCAACGGGATGGCCGACTCCGCCGAAGACGCCGGCGACCGCATCGAGAAGGCGTCCCACAAGGCCGAGCGGGCGTTCTCGGATATCGACATCGACTCGCCCTTCGATGAGCTGGGCGACGACGCCGACGGGTTCGGCGACCGGATGGGCGATGCCGGCGATGAGGGCGGCCGATCGTTCGTCGGCCGGTTCCTTGGCTGGCTCCGCCGGTCCCTCGGCGAGTGGCAGGCGCTGGCGAAGGTCCTGGGGGTCGGGTTCGCCGCACGGTTCATCGCGGCAGCCGCCCCCGGGATCGTCGCCGGCGTCAAGCACCTGCTGGCCGGCATCGGCGCCGTCGCCGCCCTGGCGCCCGCCGGCATCCTGGCCGCCGCCCTCGCCTTCGGCACGCTCAAGGTCGCCCTCTCCGGCGTCGGCGACGCCATCTCGGCCGGCCTGTCCGGCGACGCCGAGAAGTTCGCCGAGGCCCTAGAGGGCCTGTCGCCGGCGGCCCGCAACGTCGTGCGCGACGTCGTGTCGCTCAAGGGCCGCCTCGACGACCTCAAGTCCTCGGTCCAACAGAGCTTCTTCAAGCCCCTGACCGAGAGCGTCCGCCCGCTCGGGATCTACCTCGACCAGGCCCGGATCGTCATGAGCCGCATCGCCGGCACGGCCGGCGAGGCCCTGGCCGGGATCGCCCGGTGGCTGGTCGTCCCGGCCATCGCCCGCCAGATCTTCGGGGCGCTGACGAACGTCCAGCTCGCGGTCCAGAACGTGATCCGGGGGTTCGGCGGCCTCGCGGCCGCCTTCCTGCCGCTGGTCGTCGTCGGCTCCCAGTTCCTCCCGTTCCTCACGAACGGATTCGGTTCGGCGACCCTCCGCCTGGCCGAGTTCATGCAGGAGGCCCAGCGGACCGGCGAGCTGCACGCTTTCATCGAGCGGGGTATCGACGCGATCCGGTCGATGATCGACACGGGCCGACAGCTCTGGCGGATCGCCCGGGACATCGGCGCCATCTTCGCGACCGTCTTCGGTTCCATCCACACCGGCGGCGAGGGCGTCCTCGACACCCTCGAACGCCTCGTGAGCGGCGCCCGGGACTGGGTCGAGTCCGCCCGCGGGGCCGAGACCCTCGGCACGATCTTCGAGACGCTCGGCGGGATTTGGGAGTTGCTCCACGTCCAGGGCCGGGCGCTCATGGGCGTCCTCGGCCGCCTGTTCGGTCCGATCCTCCCGCAGGTCAACGACTTCGTTCAGGCGCTCGTTAACCTGGCCGACGCCGTCCTGAACGTCGGCCTCGACGCCCTCGAGCCGGTCTTGGGCGCCATCGGCTCTGTGATCGGCGGAGTCGTGCTGCCGGCCCTGACCGGTCTCGCCAACTGGCTCGCCGACCATGAGCGGGTCCTACAGGCGATCGGTATTGCGATCATGACGCTCCTCGTCCCGGCCTTCATCGCCTGGGCGATCAACGCCGGCATCGCCGCCATCAACACGATGCTCGCCCTGGCACCCCTCCTGCTGATCGGCGCCGCCATCGCCCTCGTGGCGTACCTGTTCATCACGCACTTCGAGACGATCAAGAACGTCGTGATGGCGGTCTTCAACTGGATCAAGGACAACTGGCCCCTTCTCCTCGGCATTCTCACCGGGCCTATTGGTTGGGCGGTCCTGCTGATCGTCAATCACTGGGACACGATCAAGAACGCCGTAATGGCCGTGTTCAACTGGGTGCGAGACAACTGGCCGCTGCTCCTCGCCATCATCACCGGCCCCATCGGTATGGCGGTCTACATGATCGTCCGCCACTGGGACACGATTAAGCGAGGGTTCACGGCCGTGAAGGACTGGATTCGGGACCGGGTTAGCGACATCGTCTCGTTCATCACCGGCATTCCGGGTCGCATCTCGGATGCCGCCCACCGGTTCAGCAGCATTATCAAGGACGCCATCACGGCGGCGAAGGACTGGGTCGGCGAGAAGGTCGAGCAGATCATCGACTTCATTACGTCGATCCCCGACCGGATCGGCGACATCGGTGGGGCGATCATGGACCGGATCACCGGCGGCCTGGGCGGAGTCGTGTCGTCCGTCG